GTTCTATCATTGGTACACAGCAGTGGGCACTGGAAAACAACCAACTCATCCCCGAAATTGACATTAAGGTCGATTCCGTGGCTGTGACTGCCATGACCAAGAAGCTCAAGGCCAAGTGGACGCCAGAGTTGGGACAGGATCTAAATGCCTATCACAACCTTGACGCCGAGGTCGAGCTTACTAGCATCCTCTCTGAGCAGATTGCTCTTGAGATTGACCGTGAGATTCTTGAGGATCTCGTCGTGGGTGCTACTGCAGGTACGTACTACTGGTCCCGTTCTCCGGGCCTCTTCGTGAACCGTACAACTGGTGAGGAGATTGGCGCTAGCTCTGCTGCTCCCGACTTCACTGGTACCGTTTCCGAGTGGTATGAGACTCTTGCTGAAACCATCAACGATGTGTCTGCACAGATCCATCGTAAGACTCTACGTGGTGGAGCTAACTTTGTGGTCTGCGGACCTGAGGTTGCTAACATCCTTGAGTTCACCGCTGGTTTCCGCGCGAGCGTTACTGCAGATGATGAGACTGGTTCTATCGGAGCCGTGAAGGTTGGTTCATTGACGAAGAAGTTCGACGTCATGGTCGATCCATACTTCCCGCGTACTGTGGTTCTCGTCGGTCGTCGTGGAAGTTCCTTCCTCGAGAGCGGTTATGTATACGCACCTTATGTGCCACTACAGACCACTCCCACTATCTTTGGTCCTGAGGACTTCGTACCCCGCAAGGGTGTGATGACTCGGTACGCCAAGAAGATGGTGCGTCCCGATATGTACGGTCTTGTGATTGTGCAGGGTCTCCTAGGACAGGCCGGCGCTACTAGTTAAAAAACTAGCATAGCAAAATAAATGTAAAGCCTCCGTCTTTTGACGGGGGCTTTCGTTTTACTAGACTAATTATAAACGAGACTGAAAGGTCTCACCATAATATTAAACATGATTACAAATGGAGGGTTTAAAAATGGGAACTAAAAGAGTAGGCTTGGCGAGAACCCAAGCATTAATTGAGAATTTAAAGAGAGAGTTGACGATGGGCGGTACGCAGTTAACTGGAACGAAATTGACAGTGAAAAGTGTGACGTCGTCCACCACGCTATCGGCAGGAGATAGTGGGAAAGTGATTTTTTGGGATGCATCGACATCCAACACGATCACGCTCCCAGCCGCAGCGGCTGGACTTAACTTCAAAATTATCTTGAAGGATGCGGTGAATACTGACGACGGTGCCCGGATTACAGTTACATCAGGTGATTGCTTCTATGGTGTTATTACGCTGACCTCGGCAACTATCGACAAGGTTGCCAACCAGAGGGTGAATTGGGATGATGCAACCGGCACCGTTGGCGATTATGACAATCTTAACTTCTCGCCAGATGCTCAAACCACTGGTGGAGCTTCTGGGGACGTGTTACATATTACTGCTGTCGATGCCACCGCTTGGCACGTCCGAGCACACCTCACCACCACGGGCAACACGCCGGCTTCGGTTGCCACTATCGGCGCTAGCTGATATTAGGAGTTTTTATCCTAGAAGTGAAACATTTCTTTATGTTTTGCCCCCTCTTCGGAGGGGGTTTTTTAAAAACTACGATCTGCCGAATTTTTTTCGGCGCTAAATTTTTGAGATTTTCGTTTTTGCGAAATAGAAACTAATTACTATACTACAAAGGAGTTTCCAATGGGAAAGAAAAGAAGACTGAATAGCTCCAAAGCTAAGTTTAATCTCAAACACGCTCAGCATCCTCGTATGAGGCATTTAAGCAAGCAAGAAAAAACAGTCGAGGAAGATATAATTGAAGTTCAACCAGAAGTTGTAATTGAGGCTCAGCCAGAAGTTGTAATTGAAGCGCAACCAGAAGTTGTTTTACAAGAAGAAAAAGTGGAGGAAACACCGAAAGATGCCCCCAAACGAAAGAGCACCAAGAAGGCATCTACGAAGAAGCGCCGCCCAAAGAAAACAACAACGCCCGAGATAACAGCATAAAATAACTCTTCTCTCCAAAGAACCCCCCTTGACGGGGGGTTTTGTTTTATGGCTTACTAATTAAGGGAGGAGACGTATATCGATGCCGACTGACTTACAACCAAGATCACAAACTAGTACCGTAATTTTAACCAAAACGGGTTCCGCTGGCTCGGTTGCGGCCGCCGTCCCATTCGGGATGTATACCGGATCCCAAGAGTTTTTAACAGGAGCTAGCGCACAAGTTGCGTTTGTCTACAAGAAACTTGGCGGCGACGTGGTGGATATCGAATTAACTCCTGCCAATGTTTATGCCGCTTATGAAGAGGCGGTTCTAGAATATTCTTATATTATTAACTTGCACCAAAGCAAAAACGTACTTTCAGATGTACTGGGAAATGCTACGGGAACGTTCAATCACCTTGGAGAAATGGAGGCCGGCACATTATCATCTAGTTTAGATGGTGATAAGGTTTCCCTTAAATACCCAAGATATCAGTTTGAGTATGCGCGCAATGTCAGCGATGGTCTAATATCTGTAGGTGGGTTGGGAGGAACTGTTCCTCAATACTCAGCTTCATTCACACCAAGCGCGGACACACAAGACTACGATTTACAAGCTATTATTTCCGCTTCTTCAGCCACAGGGTTGAATGACGGCGGGGACGCAGTATCGTTTCAAGGGGCGGTCGGCGATAATCGTGTTATAGTCACAACGGTGTTTTATAAGTCTCCACGAGCTATGTGGCGGTTTTACGGCTATTATGGGGGCATAGGAGTCGTAGGAAATTATTCGACATACGGACAGTTTGCTGATGATGCTACATTTGAGATTATTCCAACGTGGCAAAATAAAATGCAGGCTATAATGTATGAGGATTCTATTATGACGAGAACCTCTAATTATTCCTATGAAATTATAAATAACAAATTACGTCTTTACCCGAATCCGAGTTATTGGGATTTTGGAGCGCTGGATAGGATTTGGGTGAGATTTTATGTTGACAACAATGCTTGGGATGAAGACGATAATTACAGGACAGGCGTCAATGGCGTTAACAACGCCAACACCATTCCGTTTGATAACATTCCATATCGAAATATAAATGCCATTGGCAAACAATGGATACGAAAGTATTGTTTGGCGCTTTGCAAAGAGATGTTGGGACAGATTAGAGGAAAGTTTAACACATTGCCTATCCCCGGTGAAAGTGTGACGTTGAATCATGCGGAATTGTTATCACAAGCGAAAGAAGAACAAAACGCTTTGAGAGATAAATTAAGAGAACTGTTGAAGGAGATGGAATACGCCGAACTAGTTAAACTTGATGGTGAGAAGGCTAACGCCACTCTGGAGGTGCTTAAAAACTCGCCTGTGCCAATCTTTGTGGGGTAATAAATGATGTCTGATAAATGGAAGAGACCAACTGCACCGCCCCCTCCTTTGTTTCTGGGTGAAAAAGAACGAGATTTAGTAAAGCAAGTTAATGATGAATTAATTGAGAAGGTAATCGGTCAGCAAATTCTTTACTATCCGGTTGACTTAAAAAGAACTAACTTTCATGAATTATACGGAGAGGCGATAAAAAAGACCTTTTTACCTCCCGTCAGAGTGTTTGCGTTGGTGGAATTCACCACATTTGAAACAACTTATATGGAAAATGTTGGTGTAGATAAGATTTGGGAAATTAACGTACACTTTCATAAGAGGAGACTCGAGGAAGACCAAAATATGTATATTCGCGAAGGCGATTTTGTTCTATACGGCGAGAGTTATTACGAAATAGTGAAACTAGTTCAAAATAAACAACTATTTGGTCAGGTAAATCATATTTTTGAAACATCTGCGGTTTGCAAGAGAGCCAGAAAGGGGTTGTTCGATGCTACCTGACAATTTTGATTTTGCTATGTTGCCCGACAACAAGCCAGAGATTACATTAAAAGAATTGGGGATGCGCGCCTCAACTATTGAAAACATAGATTATGCCATTACTTCGTGGTTAAAGGAAGATTTAAATCTAAGCACCAATACCAATGAGGGTTTTGTAAAAGTGCCTGTGCTTTGGCAGGTTCCGGAAAGGTCGTTTCAAATTAAAAATGAAAAAGAGCTACGAGATGACTCCGGCGCTTTAAAATTACCGCTAATAAGCATAGAGAGAACAGGAATAATCAAAGATCCTAACAGGAAAGGCTCTTTTCAGGCTCACTTATATTCCGACGATAAAAATGGACGCAGCGGACGCGTCGTCATCGCTAAAAAGATAGTTCAAGATAAGACTAGAAACTTTGCGGTAGCAGCCGCCACTCGAGATTTAGACACAGGCGGAACTCAACAGCTTTATTACCCGAGAGTCAATAAAAAAGTTGTTATAAAAAGCCTTTCGATCCCCATCCCAGTATATGTAAACATCGATTATAAAATTATAATTAAATCAGAGTATCAACAACAAATGAATTCAATTTTGGCCCCCTTCATCGCCAGAACAGGTCAAATTAATGCATTCACTATGACAAGAAATGGTCACTTATATGAAGCATTTATTGACCAAGGTTTTACACATTCGAACAACATTGGCAATCTTGCCGAAGATGTGAGAATGTATACTTCTGAGATAACAATTCGAGTGTTGGGTTATCTTATTGGTGAAAATGATAATGATGACCGCCCAATCATAAGAATTCACGAGAATGCAGTAGAGATAACTTTTCCTAACGAGGGCACAGTTCCTGAAGGTATTGGCGACTTTTTTCTTTAATTCGCCTAGTTCAGGAACTACTTTTGAGATTAAAAATACTACTTAATTAATGATTAGGTCGCCATTTACACCTATTTTGGCAAGAGGAACACAATAATGTCAGTTAAAAGTTTTAAATTTGTATCTCCTGGAGTGTTCATCAATGAGATTGATAACTCCTTTATCCCAACAAGTCCTGAAGCAATCGGGCCCGTCGTAATCGGTAGAGCACGCAGAGGCCTATCCATGCAACCCGTAAAGGTTGAATCTTATTCAGACTTTGTTGAAATGTTTGGGGATACAGTGCCTGGTATGGGAGGTGGAGACATCTATCGTAATGGCAACTATCAATCTCCAATGTATGGGACGTACGCGGCAAAAGCTTTCCTGAACGCAAATGTTGCCCCTCTTACTTACATTCGATTGTTGGGAGAGCAGACAGCGCTTGGTAGCACCACAGCGGGGGATGCGGCCGCTGGCTGGAAGACTCAATTGAGCCCAACTGGAGTTCCCTCCACCAATGGTGGTGCTTATGGACTTTGGGTATTTACTTCCGGAGCAGCCGCCCAATCCAGGCTGGGTACAGGCAGTCTTGCGGCTACTTGGTATATTAACCAAGGGGAGGTATACCTTAGCGGTACGATCTATGGAGGCTCAGCCTTGAATTTGGCCCACTCGGCAGATGTGGTGGCCACCACCGGCTCTAACAATGTTATCATTGGAACCGATAGTGAGAACCTCTTTACATTGGTTATTAGCGGTGGAATTGGCAGCGATGAAAAGATTAGCTTTAGCTTAGATGACTCAAAAAGTAACTTTATCCGCAAAGTGTTTAACACCAATCCACAGCTTGTAAGCTCTTCCACGTTTTATACTGCTACTACTGAATATGCTAAAACTTATTGGCTTGGTGAAACATATGAGCAAGAATTGAGAGACCGCGGTATGACATCCGG